CGCGATCCATCAGGTTCACCACGTCGTTCAAGGTGAATTGATCTGCATCCCATTGCACGCGGACCTTGGCGCGCCATTCACGCCACATTGGGCGGATGCGGATGTCGGTTGATGTTCCGTTCATTCGCACAAGCGCCTCGTGCATTTCGGGCTCGCCTGCAATGAGCTTGACTAGCGGCGTGCCGTCTTCAGCATCAACGCCATCGTGTTGGACAAAGACCGAGAGCTTGGCTTTTGTCATCTGAAAACCGACCAGACGACATGCCGAGATCATGGCGGACCGGAATGCGGGCGCCGGCAACCCGTTCCATCCCTCCTCGCTGATGTGCTGCGCCTGCTTGAAGTCGTCTTCATAATCCCGCGGATCGCGCTGCTTCTTACCCTTCGCCGTGCTGCCGGCTGCCATCGTTGCCATCATCTTGGCCTTGGCCTTAGCGCTGAACTTGTTCTGCACGAGCGGGCTGATGCCTTCAACCTCAATCTCAGCCGTTTGGATATTCGGCTGTGCAATAGTGATCGGTGCGTTAACAGTCTGTTTTGCCATCGTGGCAATCCTCATGTGTGTTGTGCGGGCTGTCTGAGCCGCCCGCTTTGCTCTACCGTGCCTGCCTTGCCTGCCGTGCCCGGCCTTGCCCCGCCTCGCCGGGACTGGCCTTTCCTGGCCGCGCCTGCCGTGCCCCGTCGTGCCCGGCCATGCCTCGCCTTGCCTCGCCTGCCTTGCCGCGACTTGCCTGGCCCGGCCTCGCCTTGCCTCGCCATGCCAGGCCTTGCCAAGCCTGCCGTGCCTAGCCAGTCCGCGCCGGTCCCGGCCATGCCATGCCTCGCCTGCCTTGCCTATCCATTCCGCGCCATTCCACGCCGCGCCTCGCCTTGCCTGCCTCGCCTCGCCGGGCCTCGCCTCGCCGTGCCTGCCGTGCAACCACCAGCTACTGAAAAAACCGCTCGTAGAGCGTCGCCACAATCGCTGCCAGCGCAATCGGGCCGATCAGCATCGCGAAGGTCATCAGCGCGTCGAAGAAAGGATCGCTAGTCATCGTGATGCTCCTTGAGCCCGCAAAGGTGGCAGCCCTCTATTGGCTCGACATCGAGCGCGCCGCAGTCACTGCAGACCCAGACGGGGATGTCAACGAGGGGGATGATGTACTCGTCAAAGCCGCCGCGCGTGCGGACCAGCTCAAGCTCCCAACCGTAGTCTTCGAGTTCTGCCAAATAGGTCGAGTCGGCCAGGTCTTTGCGTGCCTGCTTAGTGGCACGCTCAAGGTCGTAATCCGCTGGCGAGACCCACCACGACGCCTCTTCCCTGGCCCTGGCCATGCTGGTCATCGCACTGACTCCTCGGCGATCGCGTTCTGCCGCGTCTTGCGGTAGTCACTCACCTGACCCGTGCGCTGCGACGGACGGTTCTGTGAGCGGTTGAAGACGTTGAAGGTCGCCTGTTCGTTGAACGGCACCGGCCTCGAGGTTCCGCCGCACGGCAGCCCGGTGTACTCGATCAGCCCGTCGTCGTGCTGGCACTTGTAGACCTGGCCAGCGCTGAGCGGCTGTGCCGCGATGACCAACGTAAGCGCTGCAATGGGTAGTGCTTTCATCGTCTTCCCCTCGTTGGCGCCGCCGCGGTTTGCGTTGGCTTGATGGGAAAGATATAACCAAAGTGTTAGCCCGTCAACCACTAAAGTTGTTTTTTTTGCGCGTGGCGCTAACAACATTGCTTGTTGACGCGAAACCACTTTAGTTATAATTTTAACGCATGAACGCACACATCATCGAAGCCGTCCGGTTGCTCGGTTCCCAGAAAGCACTTGCAGACGCCTGCGGTGTGAGCCAGGCAGCCGTGTCCAAATGGGTCAACGGCGGGCAGATCACCGCCGAGAAGGCGCTGTTGGTTCAGCGCTCAACCGATGGCGCGGTGTCTGCGCAAGACCTGCGTCCTGACATCTTCAGCGCAACCGCGGCATGACCACCGCAGACCTCGGTGGCTGGCGCAACACCAAGCGCCTGAGCATCCTCGAGCCGGGTCAGGAATACGCCGGCTTCCTGATACTTGAGTGCATCGACGGTCACCTGGCTGGCCGCGCGGAGTACCGCGTCGAGTGCTTGAGCTGCGGGCTCGAATCCAAGATCAACTACATCAGATTGCGCGAGCGCGAGAAGATCGGGACGACAACCTGCCGGCGCTGCCGCAATGGCAGTGGGCGGAAGGCCGACACGCGCAAGCGCGACCAAGAGCCGAACCCCACGGTGGTGCTCGACGCTCACGGCTATCCCTGGATGAAGCTCACCAAGCTCGGGTTCCGGCACACGACACCGATTGCGAGGAATAAGTGATGCCTGACGACGCAGACCGCGCCCAAGTCCAGATCGAGCGCGAGGCCGAGCGTCTGCTTGAGTCCGCGCGCCGGGTCCACCGTGTCTACTCGGATCGCTGCATCGACTGCGGCGACTGGATACCCACGCAGCGGCGCGAGTACGGACTGTGCATCGACTGCGCCGAGGACCGCGAGCGCCTCGAGCGGCACGCTGGCCTGCGGTGAGCGAGTGCCTGTGCCCTGACTGCTGCGCCAAGCCGGAGCGGACCTACACGGAGGTGCATCGCCATGCGTGCGAGGTGCAGATGGTGGTTGATATGCCAGAAAAGCAGGCACGGCGTCGCTACCTGGCGCTGGTGCGCGCGAAACGCGGCGCGGCGGCACAGCGACGCCTGAGCAAGGACGTGCTCACGGCATGGAAGAAAAGACTTAAGACGCCCTCGGCCGGTGATGACAACACCGACCGGGGACTTTCACCAACCGGCAGATAGAGGTGCCGACCGATGACCAACGCAATGCTAACAGACACTGCGCGCGCCGTTGGCGTGCTCGACCAGACGCACAGCGACCAATGGAGCCTGTACCACGGCGACTGCGTCGAGGTGCTGCGCGGGCTGCCAGCGCAGTCCGTGGGCTACAGCATCTTCAGCCCGCCGTTCGCCAGCCTGTACACCTACAGCAACAGTCCGCGCGACATGGGCAACGTGCGCGATCATGATGAGTTCTTCGCGCACTTCGGATACCTCGTGGCCGAGCTGCGCCGCGTGCTCATGCCGGGGCGCGATGTATCCTTCCACTGCATGCTGCTGCCGACCAGCAAGTCGCGCGACGGCCACATCGGGCTCGCCGACTTTCGCGGCGACCTGATCCGCGCCTTCGAGGCCGGCGGCTTTATCCACCACTCCGAGGTCGTGATCTGGAAAGACCCAGTCACCGCCATGCAGCGCACCAAGGCACTGGGGCTGCTGCACAAGACCGTGCGCACCAACGCCGCCATGTCGCGCCAGGGCATCCCGGACTACCTCATCACCATGCGCGCGCCCGGCGAGCAGGCGCAGCGCGTCGAGCACGACGCCCGCGCCTACCCGGTCGAGAAGTGGCAGCAGATCGCCTCGCCCATCTGGACCGACATCGACCCGAACGACACCCTGCAATACCGCAGCGCACGCGAGCACGACGACGAGCGCCACATCTGCCCGCTGCAACTCGAGGTCATCCGCCGCGGCATTGAACTCTGGACCAATCCCGGCGACATCGTGCTCTCGCCGTTCGCCGGCATCGGCTCAGAGGGCTACGTCGCGCTCGAGTTGGGCCGACGCTTCGTTGGCGCCGAACTCAAGGCCAGCTACTACCGTCAGGCCGTCGATAACCTCACCAACGCCGGCCGCCAGGGCGATCTCCTTGGGGCGCTGGCATGAACGGCGACTATCAGACCTTCGTCGCTGCCAAGCTGCGTCGTGCGCAGGCGTGCGGGTTCGATGCCGACACCGGCGCGTATCCGCTGTTCGATCATCAGCACGCCCTCGTGCGCTGGGCGCTGCGCAAGGGCCGCGCCGCCATCTTTGCCGACACCGGACTCGGCAAGACCCGCATGCAGTTGGCCTGGGCCGATCAGGTCGCGCGCCGCAGCGGCGGCCGCGTGCTCATCCTGGCGCCGCTGGCCGTCGCCGAGCAGACCTGCGCCGAGGGCGCCGAGATCGGCGTGCCGGCCGTCCATGTGCGCGACGGCGCCGACATCGACAGCACGCACGCCATCTGCGTCACCAACTACGACCGACTGCACCGCTTCGACCCCGCACGGTTCGCCGCCGTGGTGCTCGACGAATCCAGCATCATCAAGCATCACGACGCCAAGACCCTGCAAACGCTGCTCACGGCCTTCCGAGATACCCACTACAAGCTCTGCTGTACCGCCACGCCAGCACCCAACGACTGGACCGAGCTGGGCACGCATGCCGAGTTCCTCGGCGTCTGCACCCGCGCCGAGATGCTGAGCGAGTTCTTCGTGCACGACGGCGGCGAGACGCAGGTTTGGCGGCTCAAGGGCCACGCCCGCGCTGCCTTCTGGCGCTGGGTCAGCGGTTGGGGCGCCCTGGTGCGCTCGCCCGCCGACCTCGGACTCGACGCCAGCCGCTACGCCCTGCCGCCGCTGCATGTCGAGCAGATCAGCGTCGAGACCGACGCCGCGCCCGCCGCTGGCGAACTCTTCGCGAGAGAGGCGCAGACGCTCAGCGAGCGCCGCCAGGCCCGCCGCGACAGCCTGCGGCATCGTGTCGCCGCCTGCGCCGACCTCGCCAACAGCATCGACGAGCCCTGGGTCATCTGGTGCGAACTCAACGCCGAGGGCGACGCCCTGCGCGCGGCCATCCCCGATGCCGTCGAGATTCGCGGCAGCGATGACGCCACCGCCAAGGAGCGCGCATTGGCCGACTTCGCCGCCGGTCGCATCCGCGTGCTCGTCACCAAGCCAAAGATCGCCGGCTTCGGGCTCAACTGGCAGCACTGCCGGCGCGTCGGCTTCGTCGGCGTCACCGACTCCTTCGAGTCGTACTACCAGGCCATCCGCCGCTGCTGGCGCTTTGGTCAGCAGCGCGAGGTGCACGCCTACCTCTTTTGCAGCGAGCTGGAGGGCGCCGTGCGCGCCAACCTCGAGCGCAAGGAGCGCGACGCGCTGGCGATGGCCGCGCAGCTCAGCACCGAGACCGCCGCCGCCGTGCGCGACGAGGTCCTCGGCCAGGCCCGCCAGAGCAACGCCTACGACGCCGGCCAGCCGATGCGACTTCCGCGCTTCATGCAGCGCCATCCCGCGCAGGCGGCAGCCGCATGACCGGCCCGCTCACCGCCGCCGCCACCGCGTTGTTGGTGTTCGCCCGCGCGCTACAGCAGCTCAACGTCACCGGCGGGCACTATCTGGCCGCCGCGCTGACGCCGATGCTCATCGCCGCGGGCGAGATCGCCGTCGTGGACGCCATCGTTGTCAGCGGCTGGGGGAGTTGGCCCTGGATCAGCGTCGGCGGCGGCATTGGGGCTGTGACGGCTATGTGGGCGCACGGGAAAGTTAGAAGTGCGTGAAGGCCGCGGGGGATGCGCTGCGGGATGCAGTCGTTGCTGAGTGGCACGCGCGCGAGAAGTTCACAAAAGGCAACGCCGGCATTGACGGTGCCGGCGTTACATCATCAACCGGCATGAGAGGTGCCATAAGATGACCGAAGAAAGTCTAGCACGCGCTGACGCATTCGCTCAAAACGGCGGGGGCTATTTGTACGTCCTTACCAACGAGTCGATGCCAGGTCTGGTCAAGATTGGCTACACGACGAGAGACCCGCGCGAACGCGCGCTAGAACTGTTTAAGCAGGCCACCGGCGTACCGACGCCGTTCTATGTCGCTTTTGCGATTTTTTGCTTTGAACCCGCTATGGCTGAGTCTGATGTGTTCGAGCAACTTAGAGAGTTTCGCGCGTCATGGAATCGTGAGTTTTT